GCTCTTCTTCGCGTCCCCCATCCAGGAGTACTGACCCTTGGAAGAGGACGAAGAGAGCGGCGAGCTTGAACAGGCGCTGAACGACGCATTCCCTGGAGAACCCTGGACGCCTGAGCGCGTCCAGGCCTTCAAGGACGCCATCAGCGCTTGCTCGGCCGGGGGCTATCCCGAGGAAGAAGCAGAAGGTGAAAAGCCGGCCTCAAGCCTGGCGATGATCTTCGGAGCACCGAAAAAGAAAGCGAAGTAGCCCATGCCTGGCGCGAGTATCGGACGCCTCGTCACCCTGGGCCAGCTCCAGGCCGACATTCGCGACCAGGCCGATATTGTGGGAGCGACGACGCGGCATGGCGCGACGCTCATCACGCGGCTCATCAACCAGTCGATTCAGCGCTTTCGGGAGCGCCTTTCGACTGAGGGCGCGACCCATTTCCTGGTCTCGACGAGCGGCACGCTAGGACTTGGGGCGACGTCGCCCTATCCGTTCTACGCGCTCGACCTTTCGGGCGCCTCTCCCGTCGTGGTCCGCACCTACGCCGTGAGCCTGAATGTCGATGGCGTCGTCAAGACGCTGGTTCAAGTCCCGTTCACCGAGCAAGGTCAGTACGGCGGCCCGCTCGTGACCGGTGAGCCCATGGCGTGGTCTCACTACCAGACGCGCAAGGTCGCCATCATGCCGTCCCCGAGCACGGCTTACCCGTACGTCGCTTGGTACCTGCCCGTTCTGCCCGACTTGGTGAACGACGCCGACACCTACGACGGCGTTTCGGGATGGGAAGATTACATCACGTGGGACGTGGTTTGCCGTGTCATCTTGCGCGACCAATTCCCCGAGGCTTTCGCCATGGCGCAGCAGTACCGCGGCGAGCTCTGGCAAGATATCGTACGGTCCGCGACCAAGGTTTCGCTTGCGGCGGGCGGGACGATCGGGCGTGACAACCTGGGCGAGCGAGCCCCGTGGATGCGCAGGCAACGCTCAAGGCTGCCGCCACCATAGCCCATGGCAATCACGGACCTTCGCGATTTTGCTACCGCCGATCCGGTGCAACTCAACCGGCAGTTGCAGCGTCTTGTCCAGGAGCTTGACCAGGCACTGAACGCGCTCAAGTCGACTGCTTCTGTGCGGCTGCTTTTCGCGCCTGAAACAGTCATCCCTGGCGAGACTATTGTTCTCAAGCTTGGCTACGCTCAGCGTGTTTTGACAGCAGCGGCTAGCGCCGCCGTGCGTCTCCCGCAGGCGACGAAAGCGGATGCGGGGCTTTTCTGCGGCGTGCTCCGAATGAGCGGGAGCAACACACTTACCGTCTACTCTCAGCAGGACGTGACCGTGAACGGCGCTTCTTCGGTGGCGCTCGCGGCGGGGAAGGGCCTCTATCTGTTCTGGTTCGATGGCTCCAACTGGCACGAGGTCAGGAGCTAATGCCTACCGACAAGCTCACGGTGCAGATCGCTCCCGGCATGGACGAGGGCACCGACAAGCACCTGCTACCGATCGGTACGCCGCGTCTGCTTCAAAATGTCCGCATGCGTCGTAATGGGAAATTCGAGAAGCGTCCCGGCCAAGCAAGCGTTGCTACGACCGGCCTGAACACCCCGCCGAACGCCGTCTATGGTGGCTTTGCCGGGAGCCTTCGAGATCAGCCCGTGATCGGACTTGACGAAATCATCAACGGGTGGCGGGCGCGCACGCTTTGGGTTCAGGGCACTGACAACCGATGGGTCAGTCAGGGGCGCCACGGTTTATCGGTGCCCGAGCGTCGCGTGCCAGTAATCTCTGACATCGTCGGGCGCGCATATCCGAGCAGCACTTATGCAAACGGTCTTTTCTATCTTTGTGTCTCTGACCTAACCAATTCCCGAACAACCGTTCTCGCCCTGGACCAGAGCGGGACCATTCTGCGCGCTGTCACTGTAGCGGCGGCGCTGAACGCGCGCATTCTCTACGTCAATAGCACACTCATCCTCGTGTATCGCAGCATATCGGGCGGTGGTCGCGATATTGTGATCGGCTCGCTAAGCGCAAGCGACCTGTCTTTCTCGCTTCTCACAACGCTTGCGACGGCGCTCCGCAACTCGGCCGACTTTTTCGATTGCTCAACAAAGGCCGGGGCCGCCCCGACGCAATGGGTGCTCGCCTATCCAGAAGACGCTACCCACGTCCGTGTCCGTCTTTTGACGAGTGCCGCCGCGAGTTCGTTCAGCGCAACCATTACGACCGTCGGGATTCCCGGCGGGGTCAGTTGTGCTGAGTATGCCTCAAACGTCGCGGTGGGATACTACGACGGCTACGGCAGCGGTGCCGCGGTCGGGAAGATTACGATTCTGAATACATCACTCGCCGGAGCCGTCACGACCACGGTCAAGACGCTCGGCGCGAACGACATGGGCCTAACGTCGTCGGTGGTTCCCACGAGCACCACTGAATACGGGTTCTATTTCAGCGCTTATGACGACATCGCTGGCACATTCCCGTCGCATTTCTTTTGGCATGGTCGCATCTCTACCGGCGGAACCGTAGCGGCTTCGGGGCCATTCAAGTGCAACCATAACGCACCGGTCTCGAAGCTGTTCGTCTCAGGCGACTTCACCACAGAGGCGAAATGCCGCCTTTCCGTCGTCACGACGGGGCGCGTTGACATCTATTCGCTTGGCGACCGCGATCGGCTCAGCGCGGCCCATTACATCGTCGACCTAGAAGGGGTCCTAGACGCCCCGACGCAAATGCTATCGGGAATTTCTTCGGAGCAAGTCGCTATGACGGGTGGTGGCGCCAGCTCTTCGGGTGCCGCACTAGACAGCAATTGGGCGGCAGATATTGCCTGGGACGGGTCCAGCCTAGTCGCAACACCGCTCCTCTGGTCCGCTTCGGGGATAGCGTTCGCTCATATGGCAGCGCGCAGCTATGCGGGTGTCGATCTCCTTGTCTTCCGCTCTGTCGCGGGGTCACTAAGCGGGGTCAACAAATGGCGAAGGCGATTCTTTGACGTCGTGAACGGCGCGATGCTGATCGGCGGCGGAGCTCTCTACGAGCATCCGGCCGGACAAATCGGGAACCCGTCGGGTTATATTTCAGAAAATGGATTCGCATATCCGCCCATCATTGGCGCCGCGGTCGTAGCGGCCGGCGGATCCCTGACGTCCGGCACGGCCTATTCGTATGTGGCCGTCTATTCGCATGTGGATCCGCTCGGCCATGTAGCGCGGAGCGCGCCTACGCCCATCCCCGTCTCGGCGACGCCTTCCGGCGGCAATCTTACCGTAAACGTCACCGTTCGCACCTTGGCGCTTGGCGCTCGGTATGCGCTCGCGAATTCGGAGGTGCCGAACGTCACCATTGACCTTTATCGATCGTGGAGCGGCGGCCCCTATTACTTCGTCAAGTCCACGGCTAACTCGACGGCTCCCACAGTGACGATCGCTGATGCCATCGCGGACTCGACAGTGTCGGCGAATCCTGCGCTCTACACGAGCCAAGGATTCCTCTCGACTTGGCCGCCAAGCGGCGCGCGTTTGCAACTCGTTACGCCCTCGCGCGTCTACACGGTCGGCTGGCAAGAGAACACCGTCCAGGCGTCAAAGCTGCTCATCCCGACCGCCCCGGTCGAGTTCACAGATGACGACTCGCTGCGCATCGCAATCCCGGAGCCCATCACGGCGCTTTCATACATGGACGGCGCGCTGATTATTTTCAGCGCGACACGCATTTACGTGGTGACTGGCGATGGCCCGAACGACCAGGGCGCAAATGGGAGCTTTGACGTGCCGCGCGCTCTGCCTGCTTCGATCGGATGCGACAACGCTAGGAGCGTCGTGGAGACGCCTCTGGGCATCATGTTCGGTTCGTCCAAGACCATCTATCTATTGCCTCGCGGCTTCGGTGCGCCGTTGCGGGTCGGTGACAAGATCCACGACATTTTGACGAGTTACCCGGAGATATATTCCGCGGAGCTCATCGAGTCTGACGAAGAGGCGCTGGTCCACTTCCTCCTTGGCGAAGGGGGCGGGAACGGCATCATTGCAATCTTCGACCTTGCCACCCAGGGCTGGAGCGTCGACCAGGTCTATGCCGAGCAGTGGGCCATGGCGAACGTCGAAGGTGACAGGCTCTTGCTCGCGAAGAGCTTCTCGGCGCTCTCGGATGTCCCGATCACCCTAGGCACCGAGACGCAATTGTCGGACGTGGCGGGAGGCGTAGACAGCTGGATTGAATCGCGCGTCACGTTTGGCGACTGGCGACCGTTTGGGGCCATTGGACGCGGGCGAATCAACGAGATTGGCATCATGGGCGAGTATGCCAGCGATGCCGTCTTTGACCCGTTCGTCCTGAATGCGGCGCTAACCGTAGACGGGCAGGCGGAGCCGCTCCGTCAATGGCCATTTGCCGCGTCCGCCGGAACAGCCGGAGACAACTGGTTCCGCTACATTGCGCCCAAGAAGTCCGAGGGAACCGCCTGGACGCTTTCGCTCTACGATTCATTGGGCACTAACTATTCCAAAGGCGCGATTTGGAATATTCTAGGAATCACGGTCAATCCGGCCCCTGGCCTTCGCGCAGCCGAGCCAGGAGAGAGGCAATAAGATGGGATCAGGTTTTACGCTGACACCTACACAGATTGCTGCGATGCAGAATTATGCTCCGGGCTATCAGTTTGGTACTGGGTTCGAGAGCAGTGACAGACTATCCGACGAATCGGCAATGCGCGCCGATCAAAGCCTCGGTGAGCGCTACGCCGAACAGCGCAACGATTACTTCTATGGTGGAGGCATCACGGGCCGCGCAGACGCAATCGATGATGCCCGCGCGAATACGCAGCCCTACGCGCATGCTGCGGCCGACTATGGGCAGAACTTCTTCGACGCCTCGGGAGCCGCTCAGGGGCGCGAGGCGCCCATCGCGAGCGCTTATGTTGGACCGAACGGCAGCGACACGCTCGGGCAGCAAGGTCAGTATGGCGCGGCGTCCGCGCTGATGAATCACGGTCGGCAAGGGCCAGGTCCGAGCGCCGCGCAGGCGCAGCTGAACGCATCGACCGCGCAGTCCATGAACCAGCAGCTCGCGCTTGCCGGCTCGGGGCGCGGGATGGGGGGCGGGGCGCAAGCTTTCCGCCAGGCGTCCGCACAGCAGGCGCAAATCCAAGGTGCCGCGAACGCGCAGGCGGCGCAGCTCCGGGCGCAGGAAACCGCCGCGTTTCGCGCGCAGCAAGCACAGGACTTTGCGGCGGCGGGAGGCCTCTACGGTGCCGGCCGCGCTTCCGACGTGGCAGCCGCCGGCTATCTGACAGGAGCCCAGCAAACTCAAACCGGCCTGAACGACCAATACCAGCAAGGCATGGGAAATCTCGCGCTTCAGGGCCAACTCGGCGGCGGCCAACTCGCGCAAGGGACCGAGGCGTTGGTTGGCGACATCAACAAAAACGCCCTCGTCGGTAGCATGGGGTACGAGCAGAACCTCTCGAATATCTACGGGTACAACAAGGGCGCCGAGGTCGCGCCGACCGATTACCTGCCCGCGCTCATCCAAGGCGGCGCGACGACGATTGCGGCGATTTCCGACATTCGCGCGAAGAAAGACATCGAGCCCGCAACGGAGCGGGAGCTCTCGGCGGCGCTCGATCGCATCAAGACGCCGCAGTATGCATCGGCGCAATATCCGACGGTTTCGCAGCCGGGCGCGCAGGGTCCTACGGCTCAATTCCCTGGAGCTCCCCAGTACACCCAAGCCCGGTACCCGACCGTGACGCAACCGAACACGGCGGCCCTGGACGCGGTCCAGCAAGCGCCGGGGTACTCGTATCAGTACATTGACCCGAACGCGCCAGGAGCTGCCCCAGGGCGCCAGCTAGGGCCCATGGCTCAGGACCTCGAGAAGACCCCG